TCCAGACCACGGCTCGCACGCCGAAGTCTCTCGCGCCCTCCAGCGCCACGCGCACGAGACTGGTATCGGCGACGTCACCACCGCGTGAGTGCGCCATCGGCAGCGGCCGCGATCGGCGACTCCATGGCCCTTTGGTGTGCGTATAGGCGAAGTGACAGGCCGCGCAGCCGAGGGAGCACCGGTTCGTCAGGTCCCATTCGATGGTGACCGGCGGGGCCATCTCCCCCCGCTGCCACGCGGCCAGCCGGTCCAAGTGCGCGAGCGGCTTGCCGCGTGGGTTGATGTATGTCATGGCCGACCCTTGACCCCGTGCCTCGTGAGAATCTTTCCGACCCGTGTGAGCGAAATACGAAATCGCTCGGCGATGGCCTTATTCGTGATGCCGGCCTGCTTCAAGGCCACGACTTTGGCCTCGTCCACCTGCACAACGCGCTCGCCCGGCACCGCCGGGAGCCCCAGCTTGGTCATACGCCCTCGGCTTCCCGCTTGAGGCGCTTGAGAATCTGCCCGACGCGGCTCGGCGAGATGCCGACCTCGTCAGCGATGGACCGCTGCGAGCGTCCCCCGAGGAAGGCGGCCCAGATGACGGCCTCGCGCTTCCGGTCACGTTCCAGATTGAGCCATGCCTGATTGTTCGATCGTCCGGTGCTCCCTACGGCCATTGTCCCTCGTAACGCCCCCGGCTGGCAGCGCCGGTGCAGAAGTGCAGTTCCCGATGCCATGACCAGCGGATCGATCCACCGGACGCCTCCGTGATGCGCCACAGCGCCGACAGGTGATCGTAGTCACCCTCGTAGCGGCGGCCGTACTGGTCACAGGTCAACGTCCAGAAGTCGCGCCGGATGATGCCACAGCCCAAGTCGATGCTGCCCTCGACTGGCGGGCCATGGTTCTCGGCCGGGTAGTAGCCGCCGGGCTTTCGACTCCCGACGATGACCACCTCCGGCCCCTTCCCGTAGGGATCGCGCTCGCTGTCGATGATGCGCTTCAACTGCGCCACGACCGTCACGCCCGCGAGGACGTCATCGTCGCAGAGGAAATGCACATACTCGCCATGCAAGGCCGCCGCATAGCGCGGGACCGCTGCGAAGGCGCCGCCGACGCCGACGCCGATATGGTCCACGATGACCACTTGCTCGACGAGTTTGGCGAAGGTCTGCTGCTGGACCGAGGCGAGGCAGTGCGCCAGTTGGTCCGGCCGGCGATAGGTGGGGGTGTAGAACGACAGGAACGGATCGGCCATGCGCCGAGGGTATTACAGTCCTCGGGAGTGGCGCAAGGCCTGTTAGCGGTCCCGCTGGCCGAGGAAGTTCACGGACCACATCTTCCGGCCCATCGACCCACCGGCGGTGATGTTGGCCTCGTCCGCGCCGAGCGAGAACGGTGGCGTGATGGCGACCATGGAGACGTAGCGCACGCCGGAGATGGTCGTGTGCGTGATGCGCCGGAGCGCCTCGTAGGCGGCCCAGGCGCGAGTGACGCCTGCCGCGTTGGTAGTGGCCCTGACGACGACTTGAATGCCGAACTGCTCAAGGATGTCCGCGCCGCCCATGAACTCCTGAGGGACGAGGCCCGGCGTGTCCCTGACCACCGTGAGTTCATCCGGATTCGGCGGCGTGTCGCCCCCATGGAAGGTCGTGGCGTCGGTGCTGATGGCCTGCGCCACGAGGTAATCACGGAGATGCTGCGCCGGGCTGCTCATGGCTTATTTTACCGCTCGGGCGGTGTTGGATTCGAGCCGGGCCTTCATGCCCACCACGAGCATCCGGTAGGCCTGCTCCAAGAACTTCGCCCGCGTCGGATGCGTCTCGTGCACAACCATGGCGTAGGGCGCTCGGAACACCACCGTCACCCAGTGGCCCTTGCCCGAGGCCAGGGGATGCTTGAAGACCGCACCGCTGCGCCGGAGGAAGCCAGTCCGGACCGGTGCAAGCACTCGCGCCAACTGGAGGACGGCCACGCCCTCCTTGTAGAGTTGCGTGCCGGCCTCGTCCGAGTACTTCTGCCATGTGGACGGCAGCCGGCGCTGCACCTGTCCGATGCCGGTATAGCGGACGTCGAAGTGCCACGCCATCAGCCCATCACCGCGTGTTCGGCGTCGAGGTCGTAGGCGCGAGGTTTCCGGACGGTCTCCAGCAGCTCCGAGGGCTGCTCGATGACCACGACGACGCCGCCATGCATCCAGTGCAGGACCGGCTGCTTGTTGCCGTCATCGTAGGCCTGACCGTTCCGGCCACGCGCCACCAGCGCCAACACGCCACCGTCCGTGTCCGCGTAACACACGTCCTTCATCTCGGCCCCGTTCCAGTAACAGAGGCCACGCTGCGCACGGTGCGCGTTGGCGCGATGGACCGGCCACGCTTCGGGACGGAAATCGTAGATCACGGCTTGGCGAACACGGGCACGAGGAGCGCAATGAGAAGCAGGATCATCGGCACCTGCCAGGGTAGGCCGAGGCGCGGGATGAGGCTCAGGATGGTCGTTGCGAGGGCGAGGAAGATGAGCGCGTGCTGTGGGGTCATCAACAGTGCACCTCCGTCGTGTAACCGCCCGACTGGTCCGAGTAGGACTTCACCGCGAGGATCTGCGGCGTGGCGCCATCCGGGAGGGTGATTTTGTCCCGGAGGCCGATGCTCGGCCGGCCGTCCAGATGGACGACCGCCGAACTGACGAACGCGGCCCCGCCACGTCCATCGATGGTGCCTACGACGTCCACCTTCCGGGTGTCGTACTCCACGAGGCACGCATAGCTGATGGCGGAGCCGTAGGTGGCCTCGCCCGCGCTGTTCTGGGACGAGTAGGCCCGGATGGTGACCGTATCGATCAGGAGGTCAAGGAGGCCGGCATCCATGGCGCTATCCTACGCGAACTTCGGGGGCCGGCTAAGGGTGCGGGCCTTGGTGCCTGCGGGTCCGACACCCGGAAGCACTGTGCCGCCCTGACTCGTGTCTGGCCGAGAGCCGGCCCCCGAAGAATAGAATGGCTGACGCCGGCTCCACGGAAGTCGTTTACAAGGCGACTCCCGGATCATAGCTAACCTGCGCGGGCCGGGTATTTCACATCGACTATGGGGCAGTTCAGCCCCGCCTACTGTGTCCGCTCTCCGCCATCATAAGGCGGTGCATGAGTCCCGGGCGTTCCGTTATCGCATTGGTCGGCGCCGGAACCATCCTACCATCATCGCTCCCGGATTGAATCCGGCGAGTCGAACTGGCCCAGTCGGATGCGTCCCTCCGGACGATCGAGGTCAATCTCCCTGAGGTACTTGTCGTTGACCGAGATGCCCCCGGCGAACGGCATCTGATGATTCGAGCCCCGTGCGCGCAGGGAGGACGCCAGCGACGAATACTGCTCGCTGGTTCGGCCATTGGCGTAGGTGATGTCGGTCTGGCCGACGCGCTTCCGGGTGATGGGACCGGTGGCGCCGACGACCGCGCCGCCCATCTTGGTCATCACCATCTCGGCTGCCGCAGCGGCCGCCATGTAGATGTTGGCCTCGGTCGAGAGCAACCATGCGATTTCCTCGTCCTCCAGCATCATGCCGGTGGTGAGGTTGGTGTCGCCGATGAGGAAGCGGACCTGAAACGTCTCGCTCGTGGCGAGGTTCTCGACCTCGTAGGTCTGGGCCATGGCCCTACTCCGGGAGTCGGCGGCGGACCGGCAGCGAGGGATGCGCCGGCTTGTCCGATCCGAGCTTGTCCTGCACCGTCGATCGCTCCGGGTCCAGCACCGGTGGATTGTTGTGCTGCGGGGCGACCGGCTTCTTGCCCCCATGACGCCGGAGTTCCTCGGCCTCATCACGGCTCAGAGGGCCGTCAGGAGGCGTTCGGGCCGGCTCCTGACCCTTTGGCGGACCGGGCTCCTTCTTCGGGTCCTGCTTCGCTGGCGCCTGATCCTTCGGCGGTGGAGGACCGAGCGGCGGCATGGCCGGACGCTGGTCCTCGGGCGGTGGCGCCTCCACGGCCGGCGTGTGCGGCTCCGGCTCCGGCGGCGTCAACGGCACGCGGGGCTCGTCCGGCATCGGCACGACATGGCTCCGACGCTCGGAGGGTGGCGTGTTGGGGATGGTCATGGAAGGCTCCTTGCCTGCTGTCTCGGCCTCAACTGGTGACAGCGGCTCGATGTAGCCGGCCCGGATCAGCGCCGGCCCGTTCCGGAACGTGCTGGCATCCACGAAGGTTCCGGCCGGATGGTCGCGCCAAGCGCGACGGACGCGATGCGTGTAGGGCATAGTCCCGATTGTAGCGCCAAACGCAAACGGCCGGCTCAGGTCTCCCCAAGCCGGCCGCGTATTACCGTCAGGCCGTGGCCTACGCCACGACGCTGGGGAAGAAGATGCCGAGGTCCGA